CTATATATGATAACTATCCTTAACCCCGCCGATATTCACCCCAAAGGCAACTCTATAGGCTTCTTCTCATAATCAAGAATAGTGAAATCATGGGCCCCATTCTTAACCCAACTTTCAAACTCATCCCAATCCTGAGCATAAGCAAAGACTTTCTCATCAAAAGACCTACACTCTTCCGAAACATAAAGCCAATCGCCCACATCAATCCCAACCCCAATGAAAGTCTCAAAGGTTAAAGATTCATCTTCCATCATAACCAAACACCAAACAAAATCAAAATCCCCCTCATCAAAGGAAACCTTAATAACTGCAACATCCTCAATCATTTGCTATCTCCAAAGAACTCGTACATCAAACTATCAATATCTTCATATCTAAAAAAGGCAGAACCTTCACTATAATCAATCATAACCCCAAGGACAGACACAAACAAAGTCAAATCCTTACCCTGAGGAGTCTTAATATGAATACCCAAAGCCCTAGAACTAGACCCATCAGAAGCATCAAAATAATAAGAATTCTGATCAAGATCAAAACCCTGACCCTCATCCAATTCCAACTCATCATCCATATCCATTACTTCTCCTCGACTCTTTGTGGTGCTTTTACAGTTACCCATTTATAAAAAGGATCAGATAGATCATCCAAAACCCATTCATCAGTACTATCCCCAACAGGGAACAAATACCAAATACCTTCCTTAGTATTCATCCATTGAATCTCAGGAGACAAACCCTGATCATTACAGCCAGCTAATAATTGCTCAATCACATCACCAACTGCTTTGTCAATCTTATTCGTATGCATATGAATACGAACCTTAAAATCCATAGTATAAGTATTACTCATCATCATCCTCTTTGTAGGGGAAATTATCCCATTCAACAATAATATCAATAGACCAACCACCAACATCAAACCCATAATGATCAATAAGGAACTGTCGAGCAGTTTCAATAGCCAACTCTTCAGCAGAATCCTCATCAATACGAACAGGCATATAAAACACAGCCTTAGTACTAACAGTCATGTATTCAGCAGCAAAAATAACATTTGCTATGTATTCATATTCTTCAACTTCTTCGTGATAATTACTCACCTTTCACTCCTTTTAAAATATAGTAGGTACAACAAAAAACAAAAACAAAAGTCAATATATTAAACATGCAATCTCCTGTATTATTATACAATTATCATAAGGATAATTACTCATTAATATTAGGTGTATTCTTGCTGGGATAAGCATCACTTATCCCAGCAAAAACATCATCATTCAGGGATTGGTAATCCAGTAATTAACCCTGGCATTTCCAATTCCGCAGCACAAACAACTTCACAAACAATCATTTCCTTATTGTCTAACATGATGTTAAATATAGGAAAAGCGATATTGGGATCATTATCATCAATCCCAATATAAATGCCTACGATAGTCGCATTCTTAAGAGGAGCATAATATTTAGCCATCCAAGAATGGTTCTTCTTAGCGTTTTCTAATTCCATATCTGTAAACGTTTTACGATGTTCCATTATTCAGCAGTACCTTTCACCTTTGGTAAACCAAACAAAAAGCCCGGTCCATTCCCTTCTGGGTCTTGTGATACTTCAACTTGCACTTCTTCACCAGTAATAAGCTTTACAATAAAGCAAGGCCAATAACCATCTTCTTCTTCAACAACTCCAAATCCTTTGACTACACCTCCCACTAACTGACCATAATAATCTTCCCAAAATTGCTTTTCTGTTCTTTCAGTAGTCATTTCCTTGTCTCTTTCTTGTTGGGTTAATAAAATACTTAGGTTAATTACCAGGTTTTTTCATATAATTCAAGTGCAGCAATATCAACTTCACAATCAAACTTTTCCTTAAGAAATTCGTTGATTGAATCATAAAACACTCTTGCTGACTCATAAGCGTCGCTACTCATATTCTTAGCAGTAATCGCGACAGATAGTTTTACATAATGCGTAGCAGTTTTCTCTAAACTATTCACTTTCCTCCTCACAATCATGACCGTAAGCCATTTCCTCACCGTCAAGCATTTTCATACACTCAGGACAACGACCAACATAAACTTTGCCATCGTCATCAATTTTTACATGGACTAAATCAATTTTTACATCTTTCATAATCACTCCCAATTATACTTTCGTGTATTCTTCAATACAGTTTCGTGAGCAAGCTTTCTTTGAATCCTTCTCATATATGACACCTTTGACAATACCCCTGCTACACACAGGACAATTGAAAGGCTTATCGGTACTGCCAAAATACATAATAGGATTACCAATAAGAACTTTAACAACTTTCTCATTTGATGCTACTTTCGCTATTTTTTTAGTTGCCATAACCTATACGCTTTCTTCTCCTGGGTCGTTTTGTGCTTTGATTTTCATTTCTTCATAGATAAAAGATGCCATATCCCTACTATGAACACTATTGCTATACAACTTTTTATATTCATCATTTCTTAACTTAACAATGATATTCTCTTCAAAAAGTAATTCTTTGGCAGCATTAAGCATAATTTCCCAACTATCTGACCAAATACTGTCATGTATTTTTTGAAGCAATTCAAGCATAACTACGCTATCAGAATCAATTCCCCATTCAGGATGAGAATCTCTTACAATATCTAAAACATGATCACTATCAACAGGTGTTAATTCAATGTTTTCATCATAATAAGCATCCTTAATTAGGCAACCGACAGCACAACTTTTACCGTTATACCACGATTCAGAAGATTCTGATTTTTCATCATAGTCTTTTGCTCTATAAGCACAATCATTATCATAAATCATTGACTTTTCACCTTGAGAAAGTAAATGATCATAAACAAGATCAAAAGCTTGTCTATCATTTTTTACAAAAGTTCTATTAAGAATTTCTAAACTAGTCATTTTTGTCTCCTTGGTTCTTATAACTGAATAAATCACATATTTCTTGCGAATCAGCCCTAAAATCCTCTAAGGCTTCTTCTATATCCACAACACCCTTTTTGTAATGACTCCACTTAAAGGCTCTTAGACGCTCAATCCTAATGCTATGGTAAAGAACCCAGCCCTCACTTCTCATAACAAACAGATTTCCATAGCTTTGGTAGTCATAAGAATTTCTCCTAATGATAATTTTCATTAGACTATTAAACTTTCCATCATTTCTAATCTGTTCATATACAAGATCATGTTGTGCAACATAAAAATCTTCATAATTGATAGGGAAAGGTAAATCCTTATTAATCAACTGACCCTCGCGTTCTGTATTCATTGAATGAACCCCATATCCTTAAGGAAACTAATAGTAAAATCCGGGACACTAGTGCTATTACCATTATCATCTGTATGACCAAAGATAACTACATTGCCAACAATAATATCACCTTTCATTAAATTACCTGATTGCTTTGCAAGATATGTAGCAATCGTATTGCTATCCAACCCATGAAGTTTACCTTCTTCATTAATAAACATATATCCAAATTGGCCAAGATGAACTCCCTCAATCCAACCCTCAACATATGCATTAATCTCTTCATATTCCCATGAAGATTCAACCAACTTACATTCATCATCAACTGAAATAGTTATAGCTTTCATATTCTTCCTTTTCTAATACAAGCCGTAGGCTTCTCTTTGATCTTCCGAAATAATTGTTAAAATAGAATTACTACCCATAGGTGAATCATGATGATGTAGTGAATACTTAATGTATTCGCTATATACTTCTCCACGCATAGTCCATTCACTATTGACAGACATACCTCTTATTAATTCTTCTACAGTTTTAGCATGGATAAAACCACTATGTTCTCCATCCCATAACTTTAAGTTACTTACTTTCCACCACATTGTTTCATTCTTATCAAATAAGTGTTCTGTAATATTATTAAAATCTTCTAATACATCATTCCAGCAATTTCTATCACAATATTCTAATGGAATTACTACATCTTTCTCTTCATCATAATACTCACAAGTACAAGTATTAGTAATATTAAAATTGTAAATTATACCTGCATCCATATCTATCTCCTTAGAATTGTCTTGGGTCTACTTCAGAACCCATATCAAAAGTTACAGCAGAATATTCACCAGTTTCATCTGGAATATGATACTCATTAATATTCCAATACCATTCATTACCACCAATAACAACTTGTTCATAATCATCAAGATCTTTGATAGCTTCCTTCAATTCACCAACAGTTAAAGTAGGAGAATTCTTTCTCCTCCACTTAACAATTTCAGCTTTGAAATCACTAAGCCAAAGAGCAATGCCATAAACTTTTTCATCAAGACATGAATCAAAAGGAAAATCATGTTCCATTTTATCAATATCATTAATAAAACTTTCAGGCATTCTTTGCCATTGTGCACATACTTCATACAATTCATTAACTACATTCTGAAAACCTTCAGAAACCAATTCCATTGATTCAATTGAACCCATATACTTCCTTTTCTCTATTGAACGGATAAATAGAAATAAGACAAAGCAATTTGCATGCTTTGTCTTATTCCAGCGTTTTAGGTAGGACTTGAACCTACAACCTACAGATTAGAAGTCTGTTGCTCTATCCATTGAGCTACTAAAACGTAATTAGAATAGGCAGGAAATCTTAACTCAACCACAATGAAAGTCTTAATACAACTAAGCCGTAAAACTTAATCGCACAGATTTCCCTTAACTTTCCGAAAGGGTAATAAAGCTTAGCCTATTCTAAATCTTATAAACTAATTACATTTAATTGACCAAGGTTTCCAACCACATTGACCATTTGCTTCACGCGAAGACCAAAGTTTATATGCAAACCAAAGATTATTTCTAGCATCAAACATATCCTCAGGATGATTGTAACCTAACTCTAACAACCAAGCTGAATGAATTTGATTAATTTGGCTTAAGCCTGCGTCATGCCCATTCCAGGCATCAACAGTACACCTTGATTCTTTCCAAAGTACTTGACTTAACTTTGGCCATTCCCTTTCTGTCCAACCAACTTCTAATGCTAAGTCGTGAAATTCACCACATTTACCATATAAGTAACGAAGTTCCTCAACAGTAAACGCTTCACCATCTTCAATTGCAATATTAACTTCATCAATATCTACAACTTCAGTTGGAAAAACTGGCATTGTCGTTGTACTTTCAATAATTGTTGTAGTTACATTCTCAGTTGTTATAGTTTGCACTACTGGACTAAGTTCATAATAACCACTTGATAACTCAATAGATTCAGTAGTATTATTCTCTGAACCTAATCCTAACTTAGCAGCACCAAGTACTACTAATATTCCTGCTATAAAAATTACTTTTTTATTTTTCATTATTTGCTCCTTTAAAAAGTGTGTCTAAACGAAAACCGTTTTGGCATCGCTGATTTCAGTAGCAAAACGTAATTGTCTACAAACAAATCGCTTCACTATTAGTTTAATCAAATAAGCCTCACCTCCAAAGTAATCTATCTATTATACTACAAGTACCCCTATATGGAATTGAACCATATCTAACACCTTATAAGAGTGCTGTACTAACCAGTATACGATAGGGGCATGCTATATCAAATAGATATAGCTTCCTTAATAAAGGAACCGTACAAATATTTATAGGGCATCAAATGGCATCTCATATTGTATTGCTGGTTATCTTTCAAATAATCATTGAAACTCTTATATGAGATAATATCTACACCATTTTCTTTTGCTTCCCTAATCAAAGAGAACAATCTGTCTTTCATTTCCTTATTCATTCCATTCTCCCTGCTGGCATATAATCTTCAAAAGAAACAGTTTTTGCTTCTTCAATCGTTTCAAACTCATACTTAACATTTCTTTCATGAATCTTTTTAGTAACAGGATCTAATTCAAGAATCCATTTATGATCAGCTTCATCACAATTATGATAAATATGAAGATGATCAAGATAAGGAGCAATTGCTAAAAAGAAAACCTCATGCTGACCCCACTTATCATTATAACTAAAATCAAAACAAACTTGGTTCTTAATCAACAAAGAACTATAATCCCAACCTAAAATAGATGAAAACAAATGATCAACTTCAGTCAAATGCTCATCATAGTTTTTATCAGTCCAAGAAAACCAGTATTCCCTTTCAGAATTTGGACCATAAGACCCACCTCTTTTCAAATCATCTCTCTTATTCAAATCTTTTAAGGCTTGAATAATAGCACTAGCATTTTTCTCATCATAATGCATTGTCCCAGAAATATCAATATATGTACCCATCTTATGCTCCAATCATCAATTCTTTGTGTGTACGATATGAAAATTCAATTGCCATACTAATAGCTTCACTCAATGTGTGACAAACATATTCTAAAGAAGGAATACTATAAACAGTATCATCTTCATACTCAATATGTAATTCAAACCAAGGATTGTTAATCCATTCAATAGTGCCTGCTTCTTGTAAATCAAATAAGTCTTTATCATTATTGATATTACAAGAGATTAAATCCTTAGGCTTCCTTAATGCATGAGCTTCTTGTTTATTTACATAGTAAGCAATTCTTGTTTCTCCTAAAGGAATAATAAAAATATTACTTTTTTCACCTTCGACTTTTACTAATGGCAAATCATATCCATCTGCATACCAAACAGCATCTTCTCTGCCAAGTTCTCTTTGATCATCTTCAAAATATATTGAATACATAAAACCTCCAAATAATTATTTATTGTTTACAATACTTCCAAGAAGATAAGCAAAAACATCAAGCCTATCTTGTTCAGTTAGATTATCTTTGTAATACATAATTGCTGAATCAATAACATCTTTTGTAAACTCTTTATCATACTTATGCTTCTTCAACACAGTAATAAGATGATTTGACCACTCAATAGAAAAAGCCAAACCAGGATCATTTTCTTTTGATGTACTTTTCTTGATACCAGCAAATGTTCTTAAGAATCTTTTAACAACAGTCATTCATTCTCCCAAGGTTTAACTACCCTATTGCCAATGTAATTTGGTTTAATTAACTTACTAAAAGCAGAACCAAAAGATTCTGAATCAAAACATCTAGAAAGCACACCTAAAGGTAAATCGCTATAAGAATACCTTATACCATTTGAGAATGTAACAATTAGATCACCATTAACTTTATAAAAGTCAGTCATATCCTTGTTGTTTGATATAGAAATATAAACAATATCAGTAATATTACTAGAAGCTAAATCATCAATTTCAATTCTAATCTTCAATGTCCAACTCCAATTCTATTGCTATCTCTTCATCTATACCAAACTCATCAGCAAGCTTTTCATAATCAAAACCATCATCAGGTGTTTTACCTGATTTAAAAAGATCATTATGATAACCAAGATTCTTTTGTATCTCGCGATAAGTTGCTGAATACGGATTATAAAAATATTCTTTGAATGGCCCTACTACATCTTCTCCAGTAGTATATTCAAATATCCTTGCATACCAATTATCTGGTTTCAATCCATGTTGCCTTTGGCAAATCCTATTGGCTTTGCTTAAAGCTTCTTGAATAGTACCAGTGTCATCAACACGAATAGGTATTCTGAACTCTACTACATAATAGTTATCAAACTTAGGCATATTATCCTAACAAAGCAATCAAGGCTGCACCTGCAAAACCTAAACTAAGTATAAAAAACAATGGTATCATTGAAATTAAAACAAAAATTATTATTATAAAAGCTATCGGATACAATAATCTATACATCAGATATCATCCACACTAATAACATTCTCAAGACCATTAATAATAAGTCCTGTACCATCATTATTAACAGATAGCATACCAGACATAAAAGTCACAATCTTACGACCATTGTAAACACAATCATTATTGATTACAAACATTTTCTTCGCAACCCTTAGAACTAAAGATTTAGATGAAAAAGATGGAATGATATCCCAATCCATAGAACCACCCAAAGATGACAACTTGTCAATGGGAAATACTATCATACCGTCAATCACTTGATGAACGGATTCCTTGAAATATTTCGTCATCAGTTTACCAATTCTCATATCAGCAAGGTCTCTAAACTTTTTGCCAGCATCATTACCATCAACATAGCCAGATGAAAGATGATCATATTCATGGATAATAGTTGAAACAATATTCTCAACACTATCACAGCAATGATCCAAATTGATAAGAATAATACGATCTTCAACAGGACTCTTCATATTAATAGTCATACCAAGATTCTTTTCAATACTTGAAGTAAAGATACCAATCCTATTAGAATCAATAACATAATCTAAATTAGGCTCAAAGTGTCGAGCAATATCCAATGCCTTAACAACATTAGGATAATCATTTAAATTGTAATCAATCTCAAATTTGTATTCTTCACCAGCAACAGTCAAATAGTTTTTGACATTCTTGTTATTAAGAATAGTATAGAAATTGTTATTTGCTACATACACAGGATTATAACCACGCAATGTAATTGCATCTTTTACACCAAAAGCCATAGCTTCTCTATCAAAGATAACAGAGTTATCTCCATAGATATTTAGAAATGATGTCTTAATCCCTCCAAATGCACCAGAGTAACTATAAGCAGAGAGATTAGCCCTGGCAAATTCAAAATGATTATTATCTACCATACCAGCGTTAATAAAATCTCTGCACAATTCATTATCTTCAAGATGTGCTAATACTGTAGAGATCTTATACTCTAAGTCCCAAAGAGATCCAACAGTTCTCTCTTCGTTAAGAATAAGACTATTAATATTGTAATCAAACAAAGATGTATATTCATCAGTCGAATAAACTAATACTCCATGACAATATACTCTAAACAATTTGTCAATCTTTTTGAGTAGACTAACATCATTAACTTGAAGAAGTACTTCACGATTTACAGAGAAATACTTATCAAAATTATTATGAATTTGCATAAGCTCAGGTGCAGCAGTAATGAAAACAGAAAACTCACCACTAACAGGTTTGATTTCGCTTTTATCAACAATACTAACATTCCAACTACCACCATCAACAGCACCGTCAATGGCATTTGCAATTGCTTCACGATAGATTTGAAATGAATCAATCCAAGATAAAGAACCTGCTTCTAATGTAAAAGATGAAGGCTTACGGTAATCACCATAATCATAAGCAATACATTCAATATCATCTTCCATTTGTTTTACATATTGCATAACAAATGGTCCAGTATTATCATTACCACTAAACCACCATTCCCAACCATTTCGTAAAGCTGCAATTGGGGCAAACTTAATACCTGAACCAAATTGACCAATCGTATTTGGATCATTTCTCTTAGTTGAAAGACCAAGCTTCTCCAGAGCAATTCTAGAGACATTCTCGGCAGTATTAGTAATTTTCAAATACTTAGTAGACATTGTATCAACCTTCCTTTTTTAGTTTCTCTTTATAATCTAAAGCGAATACGGTTATAAGTGATTTAATTTCTGCAACAGAAAGAATAATGTTTCGCCGGGCATAATCTTTTGCCAAACGCAAAGCCCAATCAGAATTCTTGATGTAACTAACATTTGTAGACAGACCAATATGCTTATGCACAATGTCAGGAGTTAACTTATTGTCAATCCATTCACCATCAACAAAGCTAGTAGTGAAAGAAAGGTTATCATATTTCTCCATGATTTTCCATCTCGCATACCATTCTTTAGCGTTAGTATCAGTAATATTACCAATGCCAACAGCCATAGAACCAAAAATCATAGTCTTAGTTTGAGCATTCACATCATGATATAATTCACCAATATCAGGACTATGCTGAACCCATAACTCGTCAGGATTTTCTTTAAAATACGCAACTCTTTCAGTACTCCAATTTAAACTCATTTCAGGACTCCTCTCCAAATTTGAACTTATCTCCATGAACTAATGAAAGATTATCTTTCACCTTATTAGTCAACCATTCAGCATTCAATGCAAAATAGGCACTCTCTTCACTTACTAACTTAGCAGTATTCATAACAATCTTATTAAAGTCATCACGACTAATAGTAATACTGTTACTTGGAACGCTATTAGGAACAGAATTAGTAACACTAGGATTATTACTAGCGTCAGTCACTTTCAAATTACTAAGAGCAAGATCGTCTAATGCTTTAACTTCCTCTGCAATAAAAGATTCAGGATCACGTAATCCCCTTACAACACTAACTTTGAAATCCAAATCTTTCTCAACCAAATACAAAAACGCTTTTGCAATTGCATCTGTAAAAGCATGACCTGTACCACAACCATTCCCTGGCACATATGATTCCAAAAGACTTTGTGCTTCATCATTAACATTAAGTTCATCTGGAATATCCAAATAATCTCTCAATGTAGTAGACAAGTCATAAAAGTCAAGATGTTCTTGAATATTACTTGCCAATTCTTCATGATCAATTTCATCAATTACTTTGCTGGATAGTGAATCGTAATCAATTTCTTCCAACAATTCTTCAATATAGTTTTGCTTGTTGTCCGAAATAAAATTTTGAATAAATTCCTCAATATCTGAGGTAGGGATACTAATATTGATATTTTCCATTTTGTTTTCTCCTTAGTTGATTTCTGATGTTTCAATTAGATTTTCAATAACTCTTTCAGCATATTCATAAATGTATGAATTTTTAGAAACTTTCATCGACGCATGGTCAAACCAATCTTGATAATGATATTCAATATATTCAATACAGTTATCACTATCAACAAAAACATTTAGCCAATCAGCAGGGCCACCCGTACTAAAAAGAATTTTAACAACTTTTTTAGTTGTAACTTCTAAAGGCAAATTCCAAAATTCTTCAATTGCTTCATACGTATCTTCAGAATTTTTATTATCATTTATTTTTTCAATTAAAGTTTCCATATAAATGGACCAATCATCACACTTGCCCTGAATCAAATCTTGGCAAGTCTTTTTCTCATTGTCAGACATTTTCTCTCTTTTCTATAGGTTGTATATTTTAGATATTTTACACAAAGGAACACCACCATTTTCTAACACATACTCTAATGAAAATTGAGTATGTGCTAGAAAACGATATGGCATTTAATCACTCACTCAAATAATTTTTAGCGTCTGCTGATAATACAATATACTTATCAATCTTATTCTTTGTAAGCTTGTAATTGTAGTTATCAATAATCATTGATGACAATGTTATTGATTTCGTAACAAATTTAACATCACTTGCAATCATATGAGATTTAGCGATAGCCAATGATGGTTCGCCTAACTTCTTAATTGCTAACGCAAGTCTGTCAGTATCTACATTTTTATACTTTACAATAATTGTAGAAACTGCTGTAATATATTCTGCTTGAAACGATGTAGAATTATTTCCATTGGCACTTAGTAATACTTTGATTACTTTTTCTAAGTTAATAATTCCTATCTTATTATTAACTTTATGTAGAGTACCAATGGCTCTTATTACACCATCTCCAGGCTTATCGCCAACACAAATGTTATTACGATTAAGCATGTTATTGAGTTCAATTAACTCAACATCACCAGATTTAATTGATGCTTTGTACAAATCAGATTTCTTAGGCTTTGTACGATTCTCATTCATAATAACAAACAATCGTGCTTCATCTTCAATAGTTAAATCAAAGAATACAATTGCATTGATATCAGTATTGCCATAACCTAATTGCTTCAAAGCTTCAACTCTATGCTGACCGTCAATGATATACAAATCACCATTCTCACGGATAGACAAAGTTACAACCCCAATAGCATTTGGATCATAATTCTTAATGATATTGGCTACTTTAATCTTATTGACATCACGCTGATAAGACAAATCAACCATCAAATCAGCAGGCTTCACCTTAGATGAAAGCTTATTCTTAATCTTGACACTAATGCCAAGATTCCTTTTTATTTCCTCAATAGAAGCAGTTTCTTCTGCTTGTTTCGTGATTTCTTCAAAAATCTGGTCGCTATACATAATGTAATTCCTCAATATCTGTTGTAATGTAAACTAAATTGCCTGCTATTGTTTCTTCACATTCTCTATCTGACATGATTTGTGCAATCATTTCTGCTTCAGATTGAGAATTCAATGGGATGACAGTTGTTTTTGTCATCGTAATTGCATATCGCTTTTCCACTTGATAGCCTTTCTAATTAACTCATCATCAATTTCATCATATGGGGCAAAAAACTTTTTACGTTCTCTAGCCGTAAGGCCACCCCAGATACCAAACTCTTCCTTATTTCTAACCGCTTTAGTTAAACATTCAAATCTAACTGGGCATGTTTTACAAATAGACACTGCTTTTGAAATAGCCAACTTAATGCTTTGATTATGAATTGGTCCTCCGTCAACATAAAACATATTGACATCAATTTCTTTGTCTCTACAAGCAGCTTTTTCTTCTAAAACTGAATCAATCATTTACTTGTTCATCTCCTTCTTCGTCAAAAAACTTTAGCATTTGATTAACTTCCTTATTGATATCATAAAATGGTATTGTTGCAGCATTATCAAAAAGATCAGGAACAACTTCTTCTTCCTGCATTCTAATGTACTCAGCAAAATCATCTGTATCTATAAAAGTTATTAGAGTCATAACAAAATAACTCAAAGCAGTAACCGTATCAGTTGCTCTACTTACAATAACATTTGCACCATCTTCATTTTCAGAATCTTCATAACATTCATTCATTGTTCTCATAATCCAAGTAATATTAGATACATAAGATGTAGGATCAATTTCCTTCATATATCCAACTAACCTAGAAAATATTTCAGCATACTGTGTACCATCAATAATCCCATCTGGAATCCTTAAGTCAGCATTAGCCAAATTCTCTGCATCATCATCATCAAACACTTTCATCCTCTATTCCATTATTAATAAGATTTTCTTGAGATTCAACTAAAGACGTTTCATACTCCTCAATATAGTTATCAGTAATCTGGTCAATTTTTGTATAACTTTCGACTGTCAATTGTGAAAGAACAACTCCATTCATACACTTATAGAAACCTTCAAAACACATTCCGGGTTCTTCAAACTGTAAGTGAAATAAAACATCCTTATACAACTCAGAAAGTTTTCTAATTCCTTCTTCTGGAGGACTCCAAGCAGTATCAAATCTAAAACAATAATACTTAAGATTCTCCTTTCCATTGTCATCTTCCTCAACTAACTGAAGTTCACTAATATCCCATTTGGTACCCCAATTATTAATTCTCCAGTAATACCAATCAGTAGCACCATATTTTTCAAATAAACGATTTGATTCTTCACTATCAGAAGGTTTACTAAATGTAGCTTTAACATCAGCCAACTCTTTAGGAGTAGGAATGTTATTCTCAAAGAATTCGTTTGTATCTTTGAAACTATTATAAAATCTTTCAACCTCTTCACTTTTACCAATAACTGCTAATTCATTACAGCACCAATTAGGCATCACATACTCCATATCTTTTTATTGTTTGGACAAAAATTAATAACAGCAGAATTAACAATAGCTACTTGCAAGTCTGCTTCTTCTTGATTAGAAGATCCTTCATTTATTCTTGAAACAATGTCATCAGCCATCATTCCTTGAGTCATTAAATCACACCATATATGACCAAATTCAATCAATGTTTCATTATCAAACATAGAAGGTGAACTACCATAGTAATAATATAAATCATCAATATATGCTAATTCACTTGGAATTTCATTAATAACAACTGTATTTTCAATAACATAATTAGTACTTGTTAAAGGAACTAATGTTGTATTAGGAACACTATTGCTACTAGAACAAGCCATTGCTAATGGAACAAAAACTAAAAACTTTTTATTTCTTAATACCATGCGTCAATCCCATCACTAAAATCTGCTGAATACTGTAACCACCATGCAATATAATCCCAAGATTCAATTGCATATATTCTTTCATCATCATCTTTGATTAAGCCGTAACTTACACGTTTAAATTCATCAGACATTTCATCCATCCATTCAGATAACTCTTCGCAATTACCAGCACTAAGGCCTTCACTACCATCATCTTGTTCATAACCATAAAGACTATGAGGTGGATTTTCTCCAGTAACAGAAGCAAAATCTTCTATTAATGCATTAGCATATTTACCTCTATACCAGCAATCAGTTCCCAACATTCCTAATGTAACTCTAACAGGAATAGTTAACTTATCACTTTCCCTTTTCCAAGGGCAACCGTTAGCGTCTTTAGTTTTTTCACAGCTAATCTTTTCACCTATATAAACTGCTGTTTTTTCTAATACACAACCATAATCGTGAGGAATATTATCTAGTCCCATATCAATCCTTTTCTACAATAAACATTACATCAATAAGTAATTTCCGGGCTGCATTAATATCTTTCTTAGTAAGAAAGAGTTCATTAATATTGTTACAAATCCATTTCATATCACCACGCCTGTTGCTTTCAATATTGGTTTTATCCAACATTTTTTGAAGCAAAAGAAATGGTGCTTTAGGATTAGTTATCCCAAATTCATTTTTAACAGACATATTATTTACCTTCCTCAAACAAACTTAATTGACCTTCCAATTGGTGAATTCTATTAGATGAAGCACCATAATTATCACCCCAATGAATAGTAGGCAAACCTTGTTCTAAGACAAACTCATCCCAGAAGTCAATATAATTAGCATCACAAAGGCTTAAGTCATAAGCAACATAAAGCAAAGTATATTCACTAGGCCCAATACCATCTAAACAAAAAGACATAGGGTCGAGCAATTCATCTTCAATCATTTTTGCATAGATTTCATCAATAGTCTTTTCTTTAGACTCACGAATAAAAATCTCTTGAGGCAAATCACTATTCATCCACTCAATAACTTCAGCAACACAAAAGTCATAGAAATGATCTTCATCAGCAATAGGGTATTCATCTAACTTAGCTTTCCAAGACATTGCATACTTAAAAGCATCAGTAATGTTACCCTCAGTAATTTCACTATTAGAATCATTAAGAATTCTAACAATGAATCTATCAGCGTGACCAACAACCCAATGACCAAGACCAACTAATTCAAAATCCTCAGGGAATTTCTCAAGCAAATCTGCACTAATAACTTCAAAGTTAGACAACTCTAAAGCATCAGAAGCATTACTTTTATCAATACCTGCCCAACCCCAAGATATAAACATTTCTTCATTGCCCCACCAACCAAAATCTTCAGGCTTTTCCAAAGCCATTTTAGCTAGTTCAACAATGTTATAACCTGACCATATTAGTTCCATTAGTCAATAACCTCAATTCTTGTTCCAATAAATCCATCATCAAAATATCTACTATCACCTAACCAAAAGATTCCAGTACCCTTGCTTTTATCTAACCACTCATCTAAAGCTTCATGCAAAAACTTACGCTGTGTATTGCTAATAGCTTCTCCGTTATCTTCAGGGAATACACACCTATAGCAAATATCTGAATGAATATTTTCATTATTAGTAGTATAAGCAATCTCACCACAAAATTTCATTTTGATACACTCCATAACTCTTTAGCAAAAGCTATTTCACTCAATGCTTTTTCATCCCAATTACTTGGAAGATTTTTATCAATATGATATGCATAGTCATCAGACTCATCAAAGTAAAGTTCAACTTCGGCATAAGAGCCAAAATCATGGCTATACCATTTCATATTGAATTCAATACCATGACTTTTTGCTTCAGGGAAAAGACGATGCAATTGATTAATATAAGCAACACATTCAACCATTGCTTTTCTACGATAATTATCTTCACCAACTTGAGCACATTTCTCTTCATAAGGAGTGCTATTAACACTAAAGCTATCTCTACTCATTTTAATACCTTTCATCCTGGTTTAAATATTCGTCATATTGGACTGATTTAACTTCATTTTCATTACAAGCAAAACAAAACGCATCATCTGGCATTTCTTCATACTCTTGACCACAGAAGGAACAGATATATTTACTTGAAGAATTAATCATAATACAATATCTCCCTTAACAATTCGACGCAACATATCTGCTACATGTTTTGGTTTGATTTCTTCTTCATTAATGGCATAAAGAGTATTTTCATCGTTACGATATTGATAATACTCAGTCAAGTCATAATCTTTGCGATAATCAAACCAAACGCTTCTTAAATCAAATAAGAAAAGACGATCAGCTTCAGATTGCTTTAGACCTAAAAGCATTCGAGCATAATTTTTAACACCAAAATCATAGTAATCCTCTGAATCTTGATGTATATCTTCATCAATATTAAAAGCACCACCATACTCTAATGCTACTGTCCAACCAGCAATACAGCCAGCAGTATTACAATCATTAATATCAAGATATTCATTTTCTTCATAAACAATTTGTTCATCATCTTGATCGTAATCAAAATATGAAACCCAATAACCCATGTTAAACCTTTCTGCTTCAAGATTTTCCATGAAATTTGCTAACTCTAACATTTTAGTGTGATTCATTCGTCACTCCAATCATAATCGTCGTCTTCTTCTCTTTGATAAATATCTGGATTTTCCAAACTTACTTCCCCAGAAATAATCTTACGCAAAACCTCAGCGGCCATCTTATTAGTAATCGCATCAGGATCAATTCCAGTACCATTATTCTGATGAAAGATATTAAAATCCTTAAAAGCATGATCAAACCAAATTGATCCACCTTCCATAAGGAAAAGGTTATCTCCCTCTTCTTTAGTTAAACCAAGAAAATCACAGGCTGTTTCTTTAATTTCAGCAACATTGCTTACACTATTTGCTTCCATTATTTCTGCTCTTAAATCATGTTTCAAAGCAATAGCCCAACCAGCAATACAACCAGCAGTAGTACAATCATAATAATCAATTTTTTGATTATTAGCGTAATAAGTAACATTACCATCGTGAGTAAAGCCTTGAATTTCACTTGTCCAATAAGTCATATTGAACTTTTTCTCTGGCAAACTTTCAATCAATTTTGCCAGCTTAATCATATTTTCTGTATTCATTTTATGCTTCTCCATATTCTTCAGAATCTTCAAATCTATGCCATTTACAATTCAAATCACCACACGAACGACAAAACTCATCATCATTAATTAGAATAATGTCTTCAAAATCAATTTCAAATTTCCTGTCATCGCCAACCATTACACAAACATATTTGTTAGGCGTAACAAAAGACTTACGCCAAACAATCCAAGCAATAGGTGGATAACCTTTAATTCTTGCACAACTACCAGGGGTTATTGTTTCCATAATTTTTCCAATCTGTGATAATCTCAGTAATAATAATTTCAGAATTAGGTAACCAACCAAACCATTTACCTTCAACAGATTTCAATAAGGTTTGATTAGCTCTATAGTTCTTCTTCATCTTTGGCTCAAACACTTCAAATAAAGGACCATTATTTTTAACTCTATTCCTAGTCCTACTAGAAGCACATCGACCATTAATTTTCACATCAACAATCTTATTCATTGACTTTCCAAATCTGCTCGCACATTCAAACTCTTAAGCTCAGTCTTTTTGACCCAGAAATAATTTGACTTATGCAAAAGAGCCGGGGTATATATTTGTCTAAACGCTCTCTCGCTTTTGTCTAATCCAATCATTTGGCATTTGTCAGCCAAACAATAATCATAGCCTAAATCAAAACGCTCGTCTAAATAATCAGACGAGCAATAAACACATTTAGCCATATTTAATCAAACCTTTCTACGGAAGCTTTTATCAAACTGTTCAATAATTTGAGCAAGAAGAATAGATATTTTCTCTGACTCTTCCTTTTCACTATTACTAACTAACTTGTTTTTACTTAATGAATAAAAGAAATCGTACTCATTTCTCAGTCGAGAAAGAATACGATCACTTTTATTCAATGAATTAAAATTGGTTATCGTCATGATATTCAACATACTCTCTCATACTGACAATTAATTCGTTATAAGCAATAGGATATTCCATCATAGCAATAGACATAATATGAGGAATTATTTCTTCAAACGATAATTTCTTGAATTCCACTTTTGAAATACATTTCATAAAATCGTCAAGTTGTTCAAAACTTTCCTTATTAGACTCAAGATAGTTTTTCATAAATTCATATCTATCATCTGCTGTAGGCAAATCGTGTATTTCTTTTTTATCTTCAAAAGATAAGAAGATTGATTCGTACTTACCCATTTTAATACCCTTTCGCTTGTGTTAGTGGTTTATCTTTTTGATTTATCCAAGTTGATTTCATAGCATTTTCAAACGCTCGACTATGAGAAAGACCATTATAATTTCTTTCCATAAAGTATTCAGTAGCAAAAGCTTTACTCCAATGAAATTCATTCATAAGTCGAAGTATTAATAATTCCTTATGCGTCGGCATCTCTATACCTTTCTATTTCTGGCAGACAATGCAAGCAATATGTTTTCTTATTACCATAAGGATCAAACTCAACGGTATTACTACGATCATTAATTACGCAACAATAATCGCATTTAACCATTTGTTCATAATCACTACAGTCATAGCAAAGATGAACATCTTCATTTGATGAATACATATACTCATCTGACATAGTTTCATCACAGAATGTACAAGTAAAAACATTGTCTAAGCAATCAACACAAACTTCTGAATGTTCTTCACTAATACATTCAATATCAACATACTTGCAGCAAATATTACAATAAGATGTTTCAGATTTCTCAGTCGAATTGTTCAACAATTCTTGAATGTTATGCAACTGAATAGGAAACACGTTCTCCATCTCTTTCTCATAATCCATACGCTGGTCAATATAATGATCGTAAGGCGTTTCTATATCGCCGTGTCTACGCTTATATGAACGCTGAAGAGCTTTGTAATACTGATACTCCTCATTAGCATTTTTGTATTCCCAAGGTGTAGTCGTATATTTTGGCTTACGATTACGCTGCGGAATGTCAATATCACAGGCATCTATAATTTCAAAGTCAGACATAATCACTTCCCCTTACTGTCACGGAAATAAGCAATATTTTTGATACTAGAACCAAACATAGAACCGCCAGACATACCCTTAGCTTTCCTATGAGCAATACGCAAACGCATAGCGTAATCGCTACCTTGAGGATATTTCACAACTTTTTCAATAAAATGAATTACAGAATTAGCCTCAACCTTACGACCAGTGCTAAAAATAAAGACATAGTAATCCTTACCGTCTTTGTTTACAATTTCCCATCTCATAATACGACCATAATCCTCAGTCCTATTATTTACAGATAGCCCTACCATTCTGTCACACTTTTCCGACATATCAGACATTTACTATTCCCTTTCTAGTATTTAGGCAATAAATAACATTTGTAATGAATAATGTAATACGCGCAAATTGACCGACACAAAGGTCGGTCAATTCCTTAGGTAATTCCTTAGCGTTTGTGTTTGGTATAACTTCCACAAAAAACACACTATCATAGGGGAAAACGCAGGAGAAACCAAACAAGTTATTTGTTTTTTGACCCGGAAAATTATTGGAAAAATGAAAGGAAAAAGCTCTAACGTTAGAGGATTACAAAAAAGCTCTAACGTTAGGAAGCTCTAACGTTAGGCGTATATATGTCAGGTAATAAATTATTATAAATATAAAGAATTAGGTAAATGAACACCACAGAATCCTTATACTAATTTTAATAGAAATTTAATACATATTCCGGGCGACATATCGCACTTTAGATTTTTTCCGATTTCCTAGTCAATTTTGTCTTCAATAGTAGCATTATCAACTATCCAATCAATAAGCTTACCCTTATACTCATATCGACCTAAATGCATTAACTCAATAGAAGGATCAACCCAAACTTGGCCGCCAATCTTTTGCCAATACCTACCGAATCCGTAATCTTCTGATAAGAATCTTCCATCTTCATCTACATAGCTATTGAATAGAGCATAAGAATTATCTCTTTCTTCTCCAACTAATGCCCCTGTATCATCTTTATACTTCAGTTCAGGATACGCTTCAAATAGTTTTTCAAAGACAGATCTTTTAATTAACATGAATCCTGTTCCAGCATCATGAATTGAAATAGCACCATTATCCATTGTTACTTGATTGCTATCTTTAGTTGTAGCATTAATAACAAACCTTGTGCTTTTTTCAGCAATTTTTTCTTTTTCACAATCATCTTTTACAAGCTTAATGACTTTATCCCAAAGAATTTCTTTAATTGGATAAGCACCTGTTACAATTTCTTTATCATGCCATAGCATCTTTAGAATATCTTCATATTCATATCCAAGATCAACATCAATAAAAAGAAGATGTGTAAAGTTCTTATTAGCCATAAACTTAGCAACAAGTTGATTTCTTGCTCTAGAAATTAATGAATCACTTAGTGTACTAATTCCAAACTTCATACCGTATTCTTTAAAAGCTACTACTGCCTTTATGGTAGACATAAGAAAAGGCTCAGTGACTTGTCTATCGTAACAAGGAAGGCAAATCAATGGATGCCAAGATTCAACTTGTTCAGATGTAATTTCAATATTTTGTGGTACAGTTTCAAGCATAGAAATATTATAGCAAAAAAAAAGCCCTACGGTGTCTAAACCGTAGGGCTTTTTGATATTAGTTTCTAAATTAGAAATTACTTACTTGAAACTTTTGTTGCATTGCTTTTAATAGACTTTATGTCGGAAGCCTTGACTTCTTTTTCTGCATTAATTTCAACATTAGTAGTTTCAGTCTTTGAAGCCTTGAAATACAACTTCTCTTCAGTTGCATCAAAACGAATAACAACCTTGAAATTCATTTTCTTAGCCTGAGCACGAATACGCTGTTGCATTGAATTGTATGCTTTTCCTGCTGTAATTCCAGTAAGGGCAAACTTATCATTGTTTTCTGCTGAGGCAATCAAAGCATCAATGATTTGGTTTAGTTCATTGCTAACACGACCAGAACGAGTAAGTTCGGGGAATGTATCAACTTTTGACAGATTAAACATTTGTATCTCTTTTCTATTTGGTATGGGCTACTCGCCCTTGACAGATATGACTATAACACAGGATTTTCAGCAAGGAGCCAGAAAAATTAAAAATCTTATTTGTTTCAAAAAAAAGATTAATTCTTGCTCTTATTTGTATTAGATACTTGAGGTTGTGCACTACTAGCACTTGCAGCCAATTCGTTCACAGTTTTCTCAAGCTTTGCGATATACAATTTAGCAACATTTAATTCCAAATTATATGCAGCTACTTGTGAATTAAGGGCATTAATAAGTTCATTCATATCTATATTTAATTCATTACTCATATTGATTCTATCCATTTTTCGTTAGAGGCAAAATCTATGGCAGAGGAATTGTCCCCTGAAACGAATTCACCTAGATCTCTATTATACATCTTCACAGTGCCCGCGTCTGGCTGATCCTCATCATAATCCCACATTTTATCGGGCGTTAATATTTCTATTTCAATTTCGGCATCATAAGACATATGTTGCATACAATTAAATGTAGCCCCGGCTAAAGCGTCTGCTAAGTCTTTTGAACCACTATTGGGGTGATCAATCTTATTGTTATTAAATAGTCTTAACTTCAATAGTTCTTCTTCAACAAGAAGCTCATTCCAATAACCACGTAATCTAGTATCGTAAATTGTTGTCATAAGAGTGTCGTAATCAGACTTCTTAACTGAATGGAAATCTGCATTAATATTCTGTGATCTTAGTGATTGGATCATTTCAACAGATTGCCAACGGTCGAACGTAACTAAACCTACATTAAATTTTCTACATAAATCAACAATCATTTGTCTAACAGACGAGAAATTAATTTCTGCTCCAACTGATGCTTCCCAGGAATGAATTAAATCAACATTAACTACTGGTAAGTGTTCCGTACCAATAGATGTTTTTACTTCTTTAAACCCAGCCGAATGCACCATGCAAAGAGCAGCCCTGTCTCTTTTCAAACCTAAGTCAATATGAATAAATCTTGTATAGCCATCTGTGCTATTAAACCAAGGTTTAAATGAGCCATCTTCTTCATCAATAGGGTCTTCACCATAATTAAATGCTTTTCTTACTAGATCGGCATCTCTAAAGTATGCGTCTTCCATGTTAGGTGGTTCACATTCAAATCGTGCTCTTGCTTCAATTGGATTTCTAATAAATTCTGATTCCAAATCGCTTCGCTTAATCGTTGGATTAACTTCCCATGTTGCAGCTTTAATAAACCAGGTTTTTGGTTCTTTTGTTTTTTCAGCACCAAAATATCTTTGTTGAATAAAGTCACCTTTATATCTAGGGAATGACAATAGAATTACTTTACCGACTTCTGGGAATCTAGACATAACAGATAACTTACTCATGTTATAAATTGCTGATGCAGATCCTTTAGATCTAGTTTCTCCACGCAATTCAGCATCAGTTTTAAATGCTGAGATTTCGTCAAGGATTACACTTAATACTTCATAACCTTCCCAACCTTCACTTTCAGAGTGACCTGAGAAACATCTAACAGGCCTAGAAAAGAAAAAGATTTCAGAAACTCTAGGCTCAAACCCTACCTCATTAAAAAATGGTGATGACAACAATAAGTTCTTCAAAGGCTCAAAGAAAACTCTTTGAGCTTGTTGCGCGTTAACAGCTAGGTTAAGTAGGTCAATATAAACACCATTTGCTTTACCATAATAGCCAAGTGGATCTCTTAGGCAATGAAGAATGTATGCTGTATACGCAATAGAAATTCTTGCACAATGGTCTTTACCCGACCCTTTACCTAACATGCAAATAACTTCATTATCTGTATACTTCGTATACCATTCTTCACCTTCTTTTTCGCCCATCAATTTTTGCAGCGTATGCTTCTTCAAAATTTGTGTAGAATGGCGTACAATTTCTAATTGAATAGGAGATAATGGTGGAAGACCAAGATATTTTTTATCTTGAACAAATACCTCAATTGATACTGGTTCCATGCTAAGTTCTTCTTGTCTTAGCAGTCTATCAAAGTCTTTGAATTCTAAATTCATTCCTAGAAAATCTGACATAGTTTTTACACCTTTATGAGCGATAATACGGGATACAAATCGTAACCTCGTTTTTTAACCTTTATGGAGAACAATTCCCGATACAAACTATAGGATTATTCAATTACTTCTGCATCCTCAATATCTGGAGCAACATAAGTTTCTGGATCTGAAGCGGCAGCAACGTCACCATTCATTATTTCAAAAGCTAGAGACAACTCGCTTCTGACTTGTTCTGCAACATCTGGATATTGTGAGATAACATCTCTTAAAATTTTTGATAGAATTTGATTAACACTTTCTGCTTTTTGCATCCGGGCAATGTAATCACTATCAGTAGAGTTTGTCCCAGTCATCAACTTATGTAAGTTAGCTTTTTTGACAGCAATATCGGCAGCCAACTTCAAAGCCTGGATTCTTACAGCAACCATCCCATGATCAGTTGCGATTGAAACAGTTTCCCACGCTTCTTTACTTAATTGGTCAAACTCTTGTAGAGCCTTAATTGTATTAAACTGGATTTTTTCTAGAAAGTAAGGATCAGAGTCGGCTCTTCTTTGTAGAACATTCTTATATTGTTCAACATACTCTTTAGCCTTTGATGTGCTAACACTAAGCAAAGAACCGATCTCATTATATGAATAGCCTTTGATGTGCAAAACACCAGCATCTTCAATATCCTTCAATTCAGTTATAATATCTTTATTAGCTTTTTCTATCTCAGACATTCTGTATCTTTAAAATCCTTTTTCTGTAGTCAGAAACTACAGATTCCCATGAATAATTATCTCTTAAAAAGATAGATGAATCCATAGTCTTATTCAACACTTCGTCATAGTTATTAACTACATACATCATTTTATCACATAAATCATCAATTTTTGGGTCAGCCCATTCACCATTACAATAAATACCAAATTGACCAGAAGATGTCATAGGGGCGCTCAATGGCACTGAGAGGTGCGCAAATTCAGTACAGGCAGTTTCATTAGTGCAAATGGTAGGAATACCACAAGTAATAGATTGAAAAGGGGACATGCCCCAACCCTCACCCCTCGTCGGATACACAAAGCAATCAACAGAGTTTATTAAATCAGCCAAATCTTCTTCACTTAAGTAATCTTCTATTACTTTAATTTGTTCATTTTCATTTAAAGAATTAGTGCCATTAATAATGTATCTGGCATCAGGAGTCCCCCTACTTTTTAGAATTAATTTGTATCTATCATCATTTTTAAACAATTTTAAAAATGCGTCTACAACAAGTTGAGTATTCTTTCTAGTGGATGGGCTGCCGATATGCAGAAAAGTAAAATCGTTATTCTTTTTCTTGTGATTTGGATAAAAAATATTAGTATCAACACCAAGATTAAAAGCAAACACTGGCACTACGACACCACTATTTATAAAACAATTTTTAGCCCAGGCGGATGTTGTCCATATTTCATCACACTTATTCATTTCAACCACCCATTCAGGTGGAAGCACAGTAGTTTCCCAATAAGTAAAACCAATAACGTAATCACCATTGTAACTGTAATCACACGGCAAACAGTTATTTATTAAAATTGAAGAGCGATCAGGTTCTGGTATAAACTGTATACCAGAGTCCATATTAACAGATATACTTTTAACATTATGATCAGAAACACAAATATCCTCAAGACCAACGACTTTTACGTCTTTTAGTCTTGAGGATATATTGTCAGATGCATACGTATAACCATCAGCTAGATTGCTCGCTAATTTTCTCCAATAAATCATCTTTATTTTCAACAACCTTATAAAGTTTAATAGAACCTAAATCAGAAATTAAAATATCTGATTCTTCTACTTTTTCAATCTCTATTGACATTATACCTCCTTTCTTGGCTAATATTTGTAATAATAAAAATATTTATTTAACAATATCCGTATTTGAATATTCACAAGTTGAGCAAAGATCACCAATATTTTTATTAGGCTTTCTTCTCAAATGTTTATCGCTACCCCATCCCCATCTTTTTCTTTCGTCAGGAATATCATTATTTTTTGCGACTTCATTCTCTAATTTATTTATATACATCACAAATTCAGGAAAGAAAAATTCTAATTGTTCTTTTTCGCCTAATTTAGCAAATGAACCACACATGCATTCACCAGACATATGAATCATATCGGAAACAGGGCTTCTAGGGATCTCAGGGAAAATTTTTCTATATAAACTAATATCCTCTTTTGTCCAGTTTATAATTGGAGAAATCCACACAACAGATCTATTATGTGTTACAGCAGAAGACGCTCTTCTTCTAAATGACTCATCCCTTCTCTTTCCACTTAAAAAAACAATTCTTTGTTTTTTAGGTATATTATTTTCTTTTACAGCTTTCCTTAACGCTCTTTCTTTAAGTCTTTGATATATTAAAAAATGCTGCACAGGACCAGGGAACCCATTCTTTTTTATTATATTTTCATAACTATCTTTTTCATCAGATTTATATGTTTTCAATGTAATATTAAAACATTCACAAGCATTTTTAACATAATCATAAGTTTGAGGAATTCCAATACCAGTATCTATGTGTATAGCAAAATTTGCTAAATCTTTAAATAAATGTAACAGAATTGTTGAATCATTACCGCCAGAAAAAAGTATGCATGTATTAGATAATTCTTTTTTTTCATCAATGATAAATTTGTTAATTCCAAATTCGTAAATTTTAGTAGACTCTTCTATCAAAGAATTTAATCTAGTTAAAGACTCTTCTTTATCTAAAGATAAAACTTCATCATTTGTCATTTTTAATTTTTCAAAATTATAATCATCAAGCATCATTAACTCCAAATAAAAATGCAATGGGGATTCCAGATTCCTTTGATTCTTTTTCTAAAATATCCCGACCATATCCATGAGTCTTGGTAAATTCAACTCTGTAGTTGAACCAACCAATAATGCCATTCCAGAATCTGTCATGGGTAGAATCTCTTAGTTCAATTAGTTCCTCGTCTGTGAGCAAGAAACTAAGAACGCCTAGAGGCATGTACACCGTCAAGTTGTAATTCTGATCTTTATCAGAAGCATACTGTTTCAAAAGGCTTTGGTAATCTTCAATGATCCTCTTTACTGCTGGACCACCATAATGATCAATTACGCCATTTTCATTTCTTATTCTTGGGCAATAATCATCAACATTAGTGATAGTACCAAATGATCTACAAACTAATGGCCTAAAGCCATAGATAGTGCAACCACCCTTGTAAAAGGCACAATGTCTTTCAGTTTCTCCACCGGGCTTGTAAGTCTCATCCTGCATAGCATCTTTTAATGAATCTATAACAGACTCAATCCACTTATCTGCTTCTTCTTCACCAGAGCCTTCCATCTTCAAGTAATACTCCTGACGAAGATGAAAAGCAATATTGGCACATTCCATCATGGGAATTGTTAAACCAATACGACAGCAACTTCCAGACCCCAAGCATTTATACTCAGTAGAATTTTGTTTTGCCTCTAGAACTCTGATTTGATTATAAATCATATCCAAGTGAGCAAACGTTGTAATGTCTTTAATACTTACATTTCTTCTCATTTAAATTTACCTTTCTTTTTTAAAGCATTAGCTTTCTGCATTTCTCTTCTTTTTCTTTCAACTAACTCTTGCATAGGAGATTTAGGTCGACGGTTAGACGTACTTTTAAGATTACGACCCTTGCCTCTATACTTCAATAAATCATACTTTTTAACCCAGTTATACAAAGCTTGAGGGCTTAACTCAACATTGTAATTCTTTTGCAACAACTTGCAAATATCTGTAAGATTCATACGCCTTTTAACGTACATCTCGTATAAAAACTCTTTATCTTTATAAGGTTCTAAAGCCATTAGATACTCCATACCATAAACCGATACCAATGGCATCAGTAATGTCACTATCTACAACAGTCGTATCAAAATCTGGAAATACATTATTCAATATTGTTCTGACGCGCTGCTTTCTTTCTTCAGATAGTCTTTTTTGTATTCCTTTTTCACCATACTTGTCTTTCAAATCTTTGGTGTCTTTCTTTGTAAGATTCTTATAGCCGATGCCTGACTTCCATTTTAAAGGATTAACGTCTTGAACCACCTTGCAGTAGTCATCCAACTCACCCCATGTAAAACCAATTATGTAAGACAAAATACGGCTTGCTTGAAAGTTTTGTATAAAAATAGATTGCTCAATAACTGCTACATCAGGCTTATACTTGTCACAAATTAAAGGCATTTCTTTTTTAATTTTAGAAAACTTGTTAGAAATCTCAGGGATAAGAGAATAGTCAATCTTACCGCAAGCAACTATTGTTATACCTTTCTTATTCATATCAAGAACAGCCCAGGCTAAAGAGTGAGAGGCTGGATCTAAAGAAATAACACGACATGCCTTCATGGTGGATAGCATTGAGGAAACAGTCATAACATCTCTTTCCTAATTTTTTGCTCATCCCAACCCCAAGAAACAAGTCGTGCAATATATCTTTCAGTTTTACACCTTTCACATATTTTTTCTTTATTGTACCTAGATAATATAGTTATACAATCTTCTGTTATACATGTTCTTTTTTTAGTTTTATTAGATTTATCTGTGTAATACTTTTCTAGCAACTTTCTATTAGTCACCAGCTTTCTACACTCAGATGAACAATAAATGCCATTGTAAGTTTTTGGGATAAAACTTACAAGGCATTCATCGTTAGCACAAAAAATCTCTTTAAAAAGGTTCGTGCTCTTCTTTCTTGCTTCCATTCGTACCTGACCAGCATTGAGAATACAGATCACATGAACCACAATTTTTAGATGTCATTTTGTATGGCTGATCAGGGATCGTATTCTCTGTAAAGTTTTTATAAAACTTCCTGTATTTCGTAAATAACTTGTCAATAAAAGCATCATCTCTATCAATCAAGATTGGTAGAATTTGTTGATTATTTTTATTTTCATAAATAACAAAAGCTTGCGGTAGATCTAGGCAGCGCATATAGATTTGTGCTTGCCTAAAGTGATCATCCTTTGGCTTCTTATAAATTCTCCTATATTCAAAACCTTCCATTGAGATTGATTTTATCTCAATAAGCTTTCGCCCATAGAAATCAATTATACCATCAGCAGTACCTTCAATGGGCGGATCATCATAAGTTACTGGAATTTCTTCTCCAACAAGAATACCCATATGATCTAAATAAGTATAAATACGTTCGTGAACCTTGTGTCCATTGTCAAAAATACGATAAGTTTGTGGATTAAATGAAGTTTCAACTTCTACACCATTAAACAAGTACCACCAGTATCTTGAACATTGGTTTGTGTAACTAGGGTGAAATCCACCAACTTTCTTTATTTTCTTTTCATTCCTATCAAGGAATGATGCATCAATTTTTTCAATCAATTCCTGCTCAAGATCAGCAGATGTTTTCTCAACATTATCCTCTCTAGGAATTGATTCTTCTTTTGGTGCTTTTAAAGCCTTAAGTGCTTTCATTAGTTATTTCCTTTTCCAATTATTTTAAGCACGTTGATATTTTCAACCAATGCCTCATACATAGTCTTCCAAATGTCATTGACAAACTTATCCTGTTCACCCATAATACTTGACTTGCGCTTATAGACCTGCGATTTAACAATCATCATGGTTCTATACCCGGCAAGAACATTGGCATACTTCAAAGCCTGTGCTCCAACATAGAAATCTGGGTTTTCAATAATGTCTTGAACAATTCTCATAGACTCTAAGAACTCTTCAGCTTTATCACCCATCTGTTCGGCTAACCAGTCTGGGTTTACAATTATATCTGCCATAATACTCCTTTATATGGTATCACTATTAGTAACAATATTTCTTTAATTCATTAGCAATCCACTCAACAACTGGCACAGCAACAGCGTTACCAATCATTTTGTAACGGTTGGTATTGCTAATTTCTTTACCATTATCGGCAAATCTTGTATGGTCATCAGGGAACCCCATTAAACGCTCACATTCAATAGGCGTAAGCCTTCTTAGAATCAATTCTGGTGTGCATACAGCATGCATTGATACTGTGTCTAATGTATATGAAGGGTCATTTGGTTCACCAAACCCTTTTCCTGCTGGTCCAGCAGAGTCTGAGCGACCAATGATCGTGCCCTGAATGGGGATAGCAGTTGCTGGCTCAGCAATCAAAGGAACTTGGTTACCGCCAGTACCCATCCTGCTCATAAGAGTAGGGACAATACCATCATCATAAACACGAACATCATTAACTCTTGTTCCATCAACAATTAACACAGTTGAACGTGATTCACTATTGTTATCAAAAGCATTTAAAGTCGGGCTAACGTCTTCTTGTCGCCAAACTTCTGGCGGTAAATTACCGTCAGCATCTCTTGCCCCTGAACGAATAACTTTTACAAAAGATTCAACAGTATGCATGACAAAGTTTTCATCAGGTCGTTTATGGCTAGTAGCCCTAAATGTTGAACCACCTTCTTGGTAATTACCAAAGCCAGTCTTGCCATAAAGGATAGGCTGTGCTACAGAGTTACCACCACTTTCAACACGCATTGTTGGAAACACTTCTTCTGATACTTGTGGATCTATTCCGTTTTTGTGATTGAATCCGTATGTTGGTCCGCTAACTTTATCAGAGCCTGATAAAGCATGGGTGGAAGCTTGTTTCCTCTTCTTTCGGCTCTTCTTAAGATTCCCGTCGCTGTCTTGGGGGACAGGTAGTATTTGTGTTCCACATCTTCCAACGATTGTAGGACAGAAACTAGCAATAAGGAACAATCTTCTCCTTCTGTGTGGGACTCCAAACCATTGTGCATCCAAGATGTGCCATTCAATTGCCAATGCCCCGATGTTTGCCATTTCGTCAATGACTGCTGCGAAGTCTTCTCCTTTATTACTTGTGAGGGCACCTGGTACGTTTTCCCAGATTGCGATTTTTGGGTATTCATTTCCTGTTGCATTTCTCATCTCCTTGATGATTCTAGTTGCTTCATAAAACATTGAGGATCTCTCCCCATCAAGACCAGCACGCTTACCAGCAACTGACAAGTCCTGACACGGTGAACCAAAGGTAATCAAACTGACTGGCTTAATCTTTGAGCCATCAACATCTTCAACATTAAAATACTTATCTGAATCTGGCCAATGCTTATTCAATACAGATTGGCACTTACTATCCCACTCTACTTGCCAACTGTTTTCCCAGCCAGCATTCTGAAAACCAAGATCAAAACCTCCGACCCCAGCAAACAAACTTCCAAATGTTAATTCCATCTTATGTCCAATCGTCGTTTTCTATTTCTTGATAAACTTTATACATTAAATACATGGATGCAAATGTTGAACCCAAAAAAATAACAACAATCGCTCCAATTATCTTACTCATATGTTGTCCCCTCTATAAGGTCGTTAAAAACATCCCAGTCAATGATAGCAACCTTGATATCCGAATCCTCGCCAAGAACAACAGAAATACACGGATATTTGTAATTGGATCGCCATGCATCTTTACGCATTTTTATCCAAGCTTCCCTAGACAAAGTAAACGTAGAGGCATTATGTTTATAGTCAATGACGAAACTGTGGTAAGTAGCGTCACCTTTCTTCAAGCCTCTGCCAGAATTCTTGACCGCTTTAGCCTTATCACGCTTGATTTCTTGCTTTTCATCTCTTTTCATCAAGACCACCTCCTACAGTTGACACAGCAGAGTGTACCATACAAGTCGTCAACGGATTACTCAAGCGAGAAGTTATTATATAAATTATTTTTAAAAGGCAGTATCTCTTCATCAGTCATCTCACGAAAAATATCTTGGCAAATAAGATTATTGTATAAATTTTTAGAAACCATTTGAGATCTATTATTTTTATCAAACCTAACACCATCAATACTTGCATAAGACCCAGCCCCAGTGTAGTGAATAAATTTTATATCATCATTTTCTATTTCTAGAAAATAATCATAACCAAGTCTATCAACTAGATCATTAAGCATTGAATCGCATCTAGTCTGCCAATTATATTCTTTATACACACTAGGGGCTTGTTTGTAATAAAACTCACATTGCGATTTAACGTTGTTATAAAAATTCAACATTCTATCCATAAGAGAATCAAAATTAGCTAAAACAACTTCCCCCTGAGAATAGCCAGAATAAGAAGTTGGCCCAATAGTTGATTCAATAATATTATCTTTAAAATATTTATCATATGAACACCATCGACTTGTTGATATAACAGGCATTCCTGACGCTAAGGCTTGCAATGGTATAAAGCCAAACCCTTCACCTTCGGATGGATACACAATTGCATCATGAGAATAAAACAAATTAATCATCTCATCATGAGAAAGAGTTTTAAATATTTTTCTTACATTAGATAAAAGAGATGATAAACCAAATTCAGATGCGCCCTCATGTGAATGATATTTTAATGTTAACTCAACATCAGGATTATTACCAAATAGCATTATAAATGCTTGCTCAACCATGTCAGCGCGTTTTCTTGGCGAACCAGAATCAACATGAAGAAATCTAATTTTATTATTCTGCCCCCTCATTCTAGGTTTCCAAGCATCGTCAACCCCATGTTCAAAAACATAAGTAGGTGTCTTAACACCAGAATTCATAACAGCATCAGCTGCAAATTGATTCCCAACCCATATTTCATCAACTTCATTCATTGGATCAATCCAGTGACTCCATGCTTTTGTTGCTTCTAAATGAGTGCCATATATTTTATATTGATTATCATGAAATTTTTTAAAATCAGGACTTCGTAAATTAGTCATTGTTTTTAAGTTATACCACTCTGGTTCCATATAAAACATTTGAATTTTAGAATATGGTGAGTTTTGAACAACATCTAATTTTTCGTCTTTATATTCAAATTTGCTGAAATGTTCACATATTCTTCTGTAACCATAAGAATAACCAAAAATACCATTAGCATCTTTTATATGTTGGTCTGTATGCATTGAAAACAGCATTACAACTCCATAAGAATTTTTTTAATCTGTTGTCTTTCAATATCGTTTAAATCAATAGATGACATACCGTTCCACTTGTTTTCACCATAGGAGTACCAAGCACCACGACGCTGAATAATATTTGCCTCAATTGCCATATCAATAAGTTCACGCTCTGTATCAATCATACCTTTTTCAGGCAGAACATAATAATAACCAGTTGTTCCAATAGTGGGAAGCTGCTTAGTTTTCTCAATTGTCCAAGTAGCGCGTTGGCTAGTAATACGACTTGAATCATCTCTTTCCATTTCTTTTTGAGACATAGAAAGGAACAACTTTACAATGTTATGCATATTATGATGAACAGTATTACCCATCTTTGCTTTAGTAACAGCAAACATTCCACTTAAATCTACAGTCTGATGAGCAATGAAGAGCATGATATTTTTTTCTTTATGAAGATGATTAACAAGCTTCTGCAAAAAGTAACCTTGCGATCTTGCCTGTAGACCCAATGCTTTACCACCATCTGGCTTGTCATAGAATTCTTCTTTAATAATATTAGAAAGACTATCAAACAAAAAGATATGCTTTTCGTCAGGGTGATTCAAATAGGGGACAAGATTCCTAAGAATATCTTCAACGATAGTTGACTGAATAACAACAACGTCATCAATATCAATTCCACACTTCTCAGCATAAACATCAGAGTAAGAATACTCTGAATCAATGATAACAGGTCGATAGCCCATCTTTTGTGCTTGAGAAATAATCCTAAAACACATGGTTGTTTTACCTACAGAAGGCGTACCCCAAAATAAATGAGTTGCCCCAGTGTTAAGTCCACCACCTAAAGCTCTATTAAGAGCAAGACTAGGTGTTGGAATAATTTCATGCTCAGGCATTTTGTCGCCCTTGCGCTTATCTACAAATAACATTATTTGACCTTTCAGCTATATGAATTTTTCTTTTATTAAAAACAGGAAAACCTTCTGTTTGCACAGGTGGAAGTTCTAAAAAAATAGAAGAATGCTCAACTAGATCTACATCTTGCAAGAGTCTTTCAACCTGTAATCTTGAAGGCTCAAAATCATAAGCAAATTCTACCACAATGATATCTACTTTTTTTATAAATTCAACAAGAGATTTATATTCATCATCTTGTCCTTCAAAATCAAAGCCTAGCAAAGCCACACCGACTTTGCCATGAATATATGGCGATGATGCAACCCACTCAGAAAAAGTCCCATGAAAAGCATTGTCAATAGACACCAATGGATCAATGCTATGTAATGTAGCATTATGCTTTATTGGTAATTTTTTTCTAAAAGCACCAATATCAATAATAGTATCACAACTACTCAAGTAGTGTGAAGCAATAATTTTTCTAATCTCAAATTCAGAAGAGACTAGATATTCCCATTTCTTTGTAGCCATCTTTAACCTCCTTAGGCATTATCAAACCAGTACCACAACCAATATAGAAGTTAATATAATACAAATTATTGGCATCAGCATAATCTTGCATGGCACGAAAAGATCCAATTTCTGGGTGATCGCCATTAGAATTATTCCAAGTATCATGAACAGTTATAGCCCAATTGCCCGACATCTTTGCGCCATAATTATTTAAATCATCTAAAACTTGATCGTAAGAATGATCAGCATCTACATGTAGATAATTTATAGAATTAAACATTTCAACGGCATCATTTGTAAGTTTTTTAATTACAGTGACTTCGGGGTAGTTTTCAATATCATTTGTATATTCAGGTCTACCCCAAGGGCCAATATCCGCATCAACCAAATAAACTTCCGCATTTTCTATGCAGCCTTCTTTAATAAGAATTCGCTGTGCTTCCGTCATTAATTTAGGAACAAAGCCTGCGCCAGAACCAAGACACACGCACCTTTGCGATTTCAGCATGTATGGCAATATAAAATAAAGACTTCCAGCCCCAAGATGTAATCTATCAGCACCATGAGAATTAGCATATGGGGATGTATTAATTACATTATCAAACATAAGTATCCTTTACCAAATTTTTTCTTTCAATATAATCTTCAATAGAAATAATTGAAGTGTCAGTAGCAAGTTTATATGAGTCAAGACGAGTCAAAGCTTCTTTTTCAATAATCTTAGACATCTTCACGGCAAACCAACCATTATCTTTAATGACATGCTTAATCTTTCCATACACCATCGGGAAAATAACAATCTTAATAATCTTGACACCATCCCAGGCGTACAGATTAGCCATATTCTTGCCCTTGGCAGTAACAAAAGATCTACTACTGAAAACATAAACTAGGCTCTTATCAGTTTCTTCAGATTCACAAATCCCGAGCTCTTCCTGATATAGCCAACTCATCTTATGTTCAATACCCTCATCCATCAGGGTGATCAATTCCATGATCTCAGAATTATGACACTCATAAGCATCACAGAACATATGAAGCGTTCTGTCCCCGATCAAAGCATAAATCAACTGCCTATTTGAGATCTCAGCGTTCCTATCACAAAAGATCGTAGTTGAGCCAGATTGGTCTTCTATTTCCACACGGAGGTATTGAGGAGTTTTCTTAGTAGAACGCACCACAGCCTTCACAATGGTCAAAGGCGAGTTGATTTCATGGAAGCCTGCTAAAGGCTGGACATACTTATCAATCTCGTTCTCATCCTGATTCAGGTTAATAGCAAACCCCAAAATAGGCAGATAATACTTCTCATTATCATAAGCAGACGTATACCCAAGACTCTTATAAGCCCCAACCTTATCCAAACTATCCCTAAGCTTAGTATTAACACGCTTCTTACTACACTTAGCATTAAATTCCTCAATAGACGAAAAAGGTCTCAACTCAAGAATCTCAGTAATAGCACTATTACCACAACCACTCACATTGCGTAAACCAAAACGAATACCATCATCATCAATAGAAAACGACTCATTAGACAAATTCACGTCAGGCGGATTAACCTTAACCCTCATACGATTCGCTTCCATCAAATACGCCGTAATTCTATCCTGAGCATCCTCATTATAAAGAAGCGACCAAATGAACTCAATCGGATAATGAACCTTCAACCACATCGTCTGATACGACAACATAGAATAAGCAACAGCATGAGACTTATTAAACATATACAACGCTGCCAACTCAAACTCAGACCACATCTTCTCAGCAGCCTTAGGAGTAATAATAGCGTTCTTAATAAACTTATCACGATACTGATCAAAGTCGGCAGCATCACGCTTCTTACCAATGATCTTACGTAACTTGTCAGCCTCAGCCCAAGTAAAACCAGCAATACTCACAGCCATCTGCATCAACTGCTCCTGAAAGATAACCGTACCAAAAGTTTCCTTCAAAATACCCTCGACCGAAGGATGAGGATACACAGGCTTCTCCTTACCCTTCTTACAGTCAATATACTTCTGACCCTGAGAAAGCAAAGCGCCCGGTCTAACCAAAGCATTACTTACAGCAAGATCATTAAAGTTAGAAATCCCCATACGCTCAATAAGATTCCTGTAAGCCGAAGCATCAACTTGGAAGATTCCAACCGTATTAGCATCATTAAAGTTCTCATAAACAAGATCATCATCCAAAGCCAAAGACATATCCGTAACATCAATCCCATGACGATCCTTAATCTTAGCCAAACAATCCTTAATAACCGAAACCATCTTCAAACCCAAAATGTCAACCTTAATAAGGCCAACCGCCTCAGCATCCTCCATATCAAAAGCAGTAACAATAGAACGCTCATCATCACCACGATTCTTACGACTCTCCACAGGACACACCTCATTCAGTGGCACAGACGACACCACCATACCAGCAGCATGCACACCAGAAGTACGAATACGATTCTCCAACTTACGAGCAATAGGAATAATATCAGGATACTTAGAATCAAAAACACGACCCTTAGCCGAACCCTCCAACTCATCCAAAGTCTCAAAAAACGGCGTAATATTATTAATCTCCTCATACGGCACCTGATACACACGCGCAATATCCTTAATAACACTCTTAGCCTTAAACGTACCATAAATAGAAATCGCGGCAACATTATCCTTACCCCAACGATCCCTCAAATACTGCTTCACCTCATCACGACGCTTATCCTCAAAGTCCAAGTCAATATCAGGATAATCATTACGCTCAGGATTCAAAAAACGAGAAAACAACAAACCATACTTAATAGGATCAACCTTAGAAATATCCAACAAAAAGGCCAACAAACTACCACCAACACTACCACGACCAGGACCACGCCCAACATTATTATTATCAGCCCATTTAATCAAATCCCAAACCATCAAAAAATAATCAGAAAAACCAAGCCGAGCAATAATACCCAACTCCTCATCCAACCTAACCCCATACTCCTCAGACAACCCACGCCGACCAAGTTCAAAC